TGTGATAGTATTAACTGCGCTCTTTAAGTCACTAACTTCACCGGCCGTAGTCGCCTGCGCAGCCCTCGCGGTCGCGTCCTTCACATCGTACAAAGTGCCACCAACACGGATTTTAGAAATATCAGCCATCTTTCAAATCCTCCAATCATGCAAAAGTGATCGTCTCAGAAACAACCGTTGCTTTCAGGCCGCCGCCATCGCCGGCCATTGAAATCTCTACCCAGTCATAGCCGCCAGCGTCACCGGTGCATTCGTAGAAATGCCCGTGCGTCAGCTTATCCGTAGTCGGTCCGCCATACTGGATAATGCGCCCTTCAGAGGCCGCCGAAGGCTCCGGCAAAGAAGTGTGCGCGCTGCCAATCATCTTGGTGATGTCGTACACCTTGCCGTCTGAGCCAACCAGCAGCCCGGATCGCGGGTTCGTTGGATGCTGCACCTTATCGCTCAGAGGTGTTCCGCCACCCAGCAGATCGACCAGGTTGACGATCTCACCATCGGCGTTTTGCAGCCATCCGCCGTCCGGGGACACAGGATTGCCCATGATCACACCACCCTTCTTCATCTGAACCGCGCGTTATCAATGTAGCCATTGACAACGGCGCCGGCGAACGTGGGAATGGAATCCGTGTTGACAGCCTGATTCACCCGGGAGACAAGGAGATCATGCGCAGCCTTGTCTTCCTTCGACATAAAGCCATCCGCGCTGGTGGTCGCATTGTCATGGCGGTGAGTGGCCGGGGCAAAGTAGGTGTAGGAATGCCCACCAAGGGTCATCGCATCGCCTGTGATGCTGGCATCCAGCTTGCCATCCTGATTGACGCGGAGGAGCTTGCCAGCCGTCGCAGTCGTGCTGACATCCTCCTCGGACACCATCGCAGACGGATCAATGACCACACTGGCGGTAGCTCCGGACCCAAAGATGTACGGGAGGTCATAGGTGCGCTGCACAGAAGCCTCGGCGGCAGCCAGGATCAAATCAGGGAACTGACCGAAAGTCAGATAGGAGAACAGCACATCCGACGCATCGCCCTCCAGCTTGCAGAAAAGGCCGATCTCGTCAATGTAAGTGGACTCCTGGACACTGGTATTCACAAAGGTGACCGTGACTATAAGGTTGCCGGCGCTGTTCACCTTCCGGTTAGAAATCACGCCATCGTCGTATGGAGTGATCAGCGCCGTGTAGTGAGAGATATCATCCGCATCCGGCGCGACACCGGTGCCAAGGGCAGCCCGCGAAAAAATCACGGGCTTTCCTTCGGCCAGCGAGCGCGCCATCAGGTTCAGGCCGGCCGTTGTCAGCGTGTTTTCAATTGAGCGTGCCATACTACCACCCCTTAAAACGTTTCAAGCGCTTTCTGCGCCATCTCCAACTATTTGAGCGACTATTTACTCACCCGTAAGATTGGCGGCCTGCTGGATACCAATCTGCCCGGCCAGGTATACGCCGGCCTGAACAATGGTTGTTCCTGCCGTGATAGTCGCGGGAATCTCATAGGTCATGAACACACCGGCCGGATGAGGGATCAGCATGCCGGCGTTGATCATTTCCAACTGCAGCTCCGTGAAGAAGCCAGATAAAATCACGTTGATGGACGCATCCTGCTTATCCTCCAGCTTGATACCAAAGGTCGGGAAGACTGTTGAGAAAATCTCATAGGCGCCCTCGTTCGTGCCGTCCCAGGTATTACGGGCTATCTGCGCGCGGATCAGCAGCCGGAAGTCATCATCATCCAGCCGCCTCGAAGCGTTTTCAGATCGTGGAGCAAACGGCAGGATTCTGCTGACGCCCAGCCATTCACCAAGGATATCCAGCTGAGCGCCGACAGCCTCATCAACAGAAAAAGCTCCGGGAATATCATCCAATAACTTTCTGTAATCATCGGCCAGCCCAAGCAGCATCCAGAGGAAGGCCATGTATTTGGGTTTTGAGGCATTCCAGGAAGGGACAAGATCGCGTCTGATCAAGGAATCATGCGCCATCTATCACACCCCCTGAATTGTGATGTTGATATGGGACGCATCTGTATAGAACTTGGCGCTGAATCCAGCGTCAATCACATCACTGACGGCAGCATTTTCTCCTATCTGTGCTGTGATGGACAGCACGGAAAACGCCGGGCTCGTCCCCTCGGAGGCCTTGAAGGTCTCGCCCCACAGCGCGGAAACGACCAGAGGATCGCCAATGCCGATGCTGTCCACATAGGCAATCAGGTTCGCCTTGATCGCGTCCGGCATGTTATTGGCATCCCATCCATACAGCGTGCGCAGGGTGACATTGATGGACACAAGCGTTTCGACAGGCCGGGAAAAATAGACCGTATTATCACGCCCGTAAGCGTCCGTATAGATCACGCTTTCGTTGCCATAGGTGGCTATGCCCGGGGCTTTCTTGCGGAACACAGTCGCGGCAATCTGGTTCGCATCACCGCCGGACACCAGCGCACAGACGGAGTGAGGCGGTAGGCCGGTGGTCTGATCCGTCTCATCCGTATAATTCTCACGCACGGCGACATGGGTCACACCTGTCAGATTGACCAGCGCGGATACAATACCGTCCAGGGTAGACGTCGCGGACACAGCAACGGACTTGGCCCGTCTGACACGAACCGCCGCATCTGTCTCCACGTTGCGCCCGAGGACAGCATCAGAAGGATTTGTCACGGAGTACCAGTTGGAGGTCGGCGTCTCAATGATCGTGATCGTATTCGCAGGAGCGGCGATCGCTCCGGCCTGCGTACACATCGCATTGACCGTGGCACTGCCCTGACCGTCAAAGGTGACAGCGCTCAGCAGTTGCCAGGAATAACCGGACTGGTCACGCGCCAGCATACCGGAGGACAGTGCGGACCCCTCCAGGCCGGTCAGCGTCAGCGTGACGGTGGAATAGGTCGCCGGGTTCCGCTTGATACCATTGATGGGCAGCAGTAAATCAAGGTTTGTCCCGGACGCATAGTTCGGATTGCGGGAATTGTAGCAGTCAACAGCCAGGGCCGCAAAGTCATCCATTGCCTTTGCGTAAAGGGAAATCATCTCATAGTCCTGACTGTCTTCTCCCAGGTAGATATCCGATCCAAAGATATTCCGATACCCAGCGATGAAATAATCGCGGATATCCGTATAGGTCGGGATGTGCAGACCCGTTTCATCAAGATACGGCGCGAAGTAAGACATCCTGATCCACACTCCCTTCTTTTTCACCGTATTCGGTGACGACCTTGCAGATGTATTTCAGCTTTCGGTCAATCATCTCGGTTGTGACATCCTGCACAGAGGTGACGCCCTCCGTATCCACGATGTAAGAGGTGATATAGCTTGCCAGCAGATCGCGGCCCGTGGCCTGCCGGACTCCGTTGAACAGGAATTCCGGCACGCGGAAGCCAAGGCTTTCGTCCTCCCACCACTCACCATAGAGCAGCCGAATCCGGGAAACCACAGCCGCCATCACGGCATCCACACCGGTGAGCATCTGCGACTGTGCTATGATTGGCATCATATCGCCATCCTCATCCAAGGTCCGATATACCATTGACGCCACCTCCCTTACAGATTCTCAGCCAGCCCGCGGACCGCATTGATGATACTTGCGCGGGGATAATTCGACCCAGGGACATACACATCCAAGTCGGGTTCTCCTGCAATAAACCCACACTCAGACAGCGCGAAAGCCATCTGCTGCATCTGCGGCAACCAGTTGGCAAAATATCCAACCTCCGTGCGGTACGCAACAGGGCCAAGAGAAAACCACGCACGGCGCGCGTTGACCACGTTCAGCAGTTCCCTCAGGTCTTCCTGATGAGAGATGTTGGTGGTCATGGACAGCACTTCATTCTCAGCAACGACATCCTCGGTCGTGTCCATGATCTCGTTTGTCACGGTCGTCCCGTCCGGCATACTCAGCGCATTATCTTCCAGATAAAAGCCGTTGCTGGATATGATGGACCCGCTCTGAATCACTCTGCCCCAGGAAGGAGCGGCAACAGTGAAGGGGACCTCATCACTCTCAACATAAGAGCCGAGGCCATCAGTGACGCGCACCTTGATTTTATAGGTTCCAGGCTCCAAGTTGATTCCACACCGGAAACCAGGCAAACCAGCAGGTTCATTTGGATGTTCCGTGTGCACTGTTTTCCACTCGCACACAATCACACCTGCAATCGTGCTGATCTGCGCATCATAGGTCAGCGTGTCAGCGTCCGATCTGCCAGGAGCCACCGCAAAGATAGGATTGGGGGAAAGGCAAGTGGCCGGAGGGTCTTCATCGCCAGGGGTCGTAATGACAGGCTTGGAAGGCAGCACATTGCGCTTCATCGCTCCGGCCGTGTACGTCCATGCGGATTGGGCGCCCATCGCATCCACGGCACGAACAGCCGCCCGGATATACTGTCCGCGGTTGACCGTTCGCGTGATCTCGGATGTAATGACATCATCGCCGGCAGCCGCAGCCCTCGTCAAAACAATATCCGCCGCGGCCGGCGTCAGCGCCGTGACAGCAGCTTCCGTGTCGGCGACCATAAGCGCAATCTGATAGCTCGCCAGGTTTCCATCCGCATCTGTTGAGGCAGGATAGACAACCGTGACCGGCATAGCCTCAAATATGCCCGTCGTGATGCTGAAATGAAGATAGGTCGGCGCGGTTGGCGCACTGTTTCTGCGGACCGTAGCCGTTGCCCATGCAGAGGCCACGTTATAGGTATCATACGCCCTGACCATCAGCCGGACATAATTCCCGCGCGCAGCGCCAAAGGTGGAAGAGGCAACGGTATATGTCAGCACATCTGTATCATCTTCAAGGATGGTTTCTGTGCTCCATGTCGTGCCGTTCGTGCTGACGGCATAGGCAACTTCATAGTGATCAACCGTGTGATCTCCGGCAGGAGCAGCCCAGGTGAAGGTGATGCTCTCGGTTTCATACACGGCAGGAGAGGCCGCCGGGCTTGTCGGCGCGCCGATCTGCTTGTTGCGCTGAACCTCCTGATTGAACTGCTGATAGGCCGAGGCAGCACCCAGATTGTCAACAGCCCGCACGCGGTAGCGAATGAAGCTCCCTCGCGCCAGGGACGGCGTTTTGGTGATGCTCGTTTCGGCGGTGCTGCCATCATTCGTCCAGGTCGTGCCATAGGAACCATTCTCCGTGCGGGTCTGGTACTGCAGATCATAATGATCCACACTTCCGTCCGGGTCGGTTGAAGCACTCCAGGAAAGCGAAAGACTTTCCGTCTCAAACACGGCCGGCGTGATCACCCGGTTTCCAGGCTGAGACGGCAGCCGATTCCGGCGAACCGTGGCAGTCGCTTCGGAGGATTCAGCGCCCAGGGCATCCACTGCCTTGACGGAGAACCGGATATAATCACCACGACCCAAAGAGGAAGGAGGCGTGACAGAATAAGTCGTGGTCGTGGTCGTGGCAGTGACGGCCTCGCTCCAGGTTTCACCGTCAGAGGAGGTCTGATACTGCACCACATAATTGTCCAGGTTGTTGTCCGCATCCGTTGAGGCGTTCCAGGTGAGGGCAATCGCTCCGTTTTCCCAGATGGAAACGCTTGACCGGAATCCGGTCGGCGTGGTCGGAGCACTGTTCCGCGTGATTTCCGGGAAAACGGCATAAGCGCCATAGGCGTCAAGATCATCATAGCCGCAGACCTGATACTGAATCTGCGCGCCGCGATCCAGGACCGGCGACACGACAGCGGTGACAGTCCCGCCCTCCTCTTCGGTCGTCACGGTCACATCAGTCCAGTTTCCCCAGGAAGCGGAAGTGCTGCTCCGTGTCCTGTACTGAAGATTGTATCCCACCACACGGTTCGTGGTGTCAACAGACGGCGACCAGGTAAGCGTAACATTCCCGTACTCAAACAGGGTGGGTGAGACAGTCAGATCGGTCGGCGCAGTCGGAGGAGTGTTTTTCACCAGCGAGCTTGCGCAGCTTGTATACCCGGAATAATAGCTTTCGCCTGCGGCACCCATTGTCCTGACTCTGAACTGCCGGGCAACACCGCTCGTGGCAGCCGCATTGACAGTGCATGCCGAAACAACGCCTACAGACGCATAACTCTGCCATGATCCAAAGGAACCTGAACCGGCAGAGGTCTCTTCGCAATACTGGATATCATAACCGGTGATGGCATTATTCGTTCCACCGCTGGCACCTGACCACCGGAGGGTGGTGCTGGTATTGACAAGTGTTGCATCAAGAGTAACCGTAGATGGGGCAGTGCAAGGTGTTGGAATTACGGCTTCCTTCTTGACACCATACAAATCAAAATGCAGTTCCCGATATCCACCGATAGGCGGGTTAGGGCCAACCATTTGTACAGTACCAAGATAGTTATCTGGAACATTAACAATTTGATCCTTTTGATTAAGAACAACTGTTTCAGTGGCAGAAATTGAAATAGTAGCAGAAATATTGCCATTTGTTTTTATACAAACAAAGGCAAACGCAGTATAATCGGGATATAGTGCTGTGTTATAATAAAATGAATTACCTATTGATTGTCCGGAATTAACATAGCCGACAAAAGTGCTGCCAAGTTTTTCAGGTGTTGCCATACATCATCACCCGCCTATCTGATTTCCGTGCACAAGCACTTCGCCATCCACATGCACCGGGAACACCTCTTCACCGTGCATCAGCACTTCACCATCCGTGGTGACGGCAAAGGGCTCCTGCCATGCGTCATCTTTTTTCACGCGCACCGAGAAGGCACGATTCGCCGCCAGGGGAGGCAGCGCGTTCGGCACGGACCGGAAGCCCACCAGGGCAAAGCCGTCTGACAGGTCATGCCGGCGCGGAACAACCGGATTCTGCGCGCCTCCTGAGTGGAACCAGGCATCCATACATGCATCCGAAAAGATGACCAAGCATTCGTCCCCAGGCTGTATGGGATAGCAGACGGCCACAGAGCCGCCACCGGGGAAGTACACCGGCACATCCAGCAGCAGCGGCATATCCTCGTAGCTCAGCCCCAGCCGTCTGTCACGGATCGCGGGCTGTACGGATACGGTCTGTGTCTCAGAATCATAATCCCGCACGATCCCAGGCATGGCGCAATGCATCTCCTGTTTGACCGCGCTTTTCAATTCCTGCAGATAGGAACTGTCATTCTGAATCAGCTCACCCAGCGTAGCGCTCACAGAATTCCCTCCCATCTGCTTTCGCTCTGAGACAGCAGCTTGCTCTCATTGACCAGCGTCAGATCACACTTCCAGGAGCCGGAAAAACTGTCCGCATCAATGGTCTGCGCGACCAGCCGCCACACGCCTCCGATCTGATCATCTTCCACCGTGACGCGGCGCCCGACCATCAGGCCGATGACATCCGTGGAGACGGTCGCACACTCATCCATCACGGTAGGGTCTGACAGGAAATCATCGGATGTCAGCGTGGTTTCCGCTGTTCCTTCGCCCAGCTTGATCACATGGAGGCAATTGCGGAACGTAAACGCCCGGCAGGAGAAGGCTTTCGCAAAGTCTGCAATCGCGTTTGCCACCCGCCCATAGAACACCTGTCCACGGTGCAGCCGCATCCGCACGGACGGGAAGGCTGACAGGGGAATGGGGCTTGTGCACTTGCTCAGCAGGAGCCGGACCGTCTGTTCGGCATCCGCGCCGCTTCGCACGGACACGGCCACACTTGCGCGCCAGAAGGCGTCACCATCCACAATCAGAATCGTGGTGATTTCTCTTCCGGCCAGTGCCGTGCGCATGATATCCATCGGCTTGCCCTCGCAAAGAACCGAATTCCGCTTGCCGATGACGGCGATCTTTTCGGCGCGCCGGATTGCGGCAAGGTCTTCCGGCTGGAGGTTGTAAATCTCCACTTGCCACAGGTCCGGCAGACAGGTCATGGTTGACTTGCCGGTCAGGTGAATCCTGCTGTTTGCGGCCAGCAGGGTATTATCCGCCATGATGGAAAGCTCTCGCAGTTCATCAGCCAAGCCCATCACCCCATTGCACCTCAAACTGGTCAAAGTTCGATTCGCCGGGGTCTGTGCCGTACATCTGAGCGGACACCGGCACACAGATCACACTGCCGATATTCATATACTGGAACAGGGACAGCAGATCATTCAGAATCTCCTCACAGGACACAATCGGGACATAGGTCAGGAGGCACACGTTTTTTGAGGCATCCCAGATCGACAGATACCACTTGTCGGTGTAGACCAGGTATCGCAATTCCAGCCGCAGCGAAATGCTGTTGCCATTCGGTGAGATCGTGATGGTCTGCGCCTGATAGGGCTGGTTCGGATCAATCCGCAGTGCGATTCTTTCCACGCTCCATCACCTCCATCAAATGGCATTGCTGCCAACCCAGGACACCCAGACGGAAGGCGTTCGCCCTCCGCTGGTGCCGTTGTCCTTCACGCTCGACGCCTGCGTGGAATTCGTGGACGCTGAGCCGGTCTGCATGATGATTTCATGGAACACAATCTGAACCGTCATACCATAGGGATTGGTATCATCCTGCAAAACCTGTATGGACTTGATCAGCATATTCATATAGGCTTTCAGGGTAGTGATGACACCCACCGGCGTCCGGTTCACCTTGATGTTCAGCATCTTGGTATAGGCATTGGTGGACCTGTCCCCGCCGTCATAGCCTGCCAGCGCATTTTGCGTGGTGTAGACGGGGGACATGATCGCCTCAATCGAAATCTCATTGCCCTCGTTCCGGGCGTTGTTGTAATAGCCGGTCGCGTTTTTGTCGCGCTTGATGGCGTCCGGGTCGTCCTCGATCTTCAAGCTGACATTGTGCTCGACCTTGATGACGCCATCAAACACCCAGAATTCATTTGCCAACGGTTCCCAGATATAGACCGGCTGTGGATCAACTTCATATCCCATCAGGCAAGCACCCCCTGTACCGTCCGGAGCAGATAGCGCTCAGTCAGCGAATACACACGGTTGCCAACGTCCTGTGACGAGGCCGCACTAGGCTGAACCGTGATCGTCACCGGTGCGGAGACATTGTTGTTATAGGTGATGGTTGTGCTGCCACCTGACAGCAGACTGCCGGAAGAGGCCAGCGATCCGCCCACTGTGCCGGCGCTCGCGCCGCTGATTCCAAGGTTGTCCAGGATCGCATTGACGGCGCTTCCGCCCATCTCAGAGAGCATCTGCGTGATCAGTGAGATAGCGCGGGAAGGCTTCGTGATCGGGATGACATACTCGGTGCCATCCTCACCGATGAGGGCATGCATCGGGCCATTCGTGCGGGTGCCTCGGCTTTGTGGCAGGGCAATTTCACCACTATGAGTATTTCCCGCTGAATTTGTTGTGGTTGTATTATCACCTGAAACAATTTGCGCATTGACCGGAACAGTAACCGGCTTCTGCAAGTCTTGTTCTATTTTCCTTCTTGCTTCTTTTGTGTTTGGATCAAGTGCAGTTTTCAAAACAACAGTACCATCAGGCGCACGGGTAAATGCTGATTCAAACTCTTCGGGAACTGCACCATCTCTTCCAAGATCATCAAACAGGCTTACATAATTCCCACCATTAGCCCCAGCACTTCCAAGCTTACCATTCCAAGGAATAAGCCCGGGATCAGCTTTGCCTTCTCTGAACGCAGCGTAAAGGGCGGCTATATATTCCAGCTTTCGATAATCACCCTCGGCCAATGCAATGGTAGCCTGATCTGCAGTGTGATTATAAATCCTGTCAGCTTGCCCAGGTGTCTTATTCCCTGGATCAGTAATGACAAGCTTGCCATCCTTATTGACACGATACAGACCATACTCATTCTGAATGGCGGCAAGTTGCCCGCCAGGATCGTCAAGCACAACCGTACCGCCGTCCGTAGATGAAATAGTTGTTTTACCTGTATTATTGTCGTAAGTTGCCGCTGTATAGTTTGGATTCTCTATGCCAGCCCACCCCATGGCAGTCTTTAGCCAGTCAGGCATACTGTTGTACATATTCACCCAAAGCATATTCAGTTTCGGACCAATGATAGCCCACAGCCCATCAAAAGCGTTAGAGAACGCTTCCTGAATCTTGGCCGTGATGCTTTGGAATACATCGGAGCTGGTGATTTCTTCGGCAATACCAGCAAGCTTTTCCCACAGGCCACCAGAGCGTTTGCCGTTGTCATCCTTCGCGCCGAAAAGGGTGTCAGCGATATTCTGTCCGATGGTATTCAGATCATTCCTGAATGCTGCGGATTCATCGCCATTCCACCAATCAGTGACAGCAGTCAGCCCATCAGTGATCTTCGTCCAGATTGTGCCACCGAATGCTCTCATATCGGTCCACAGTTTACTGAGCGTGCCCGTATCGCTTTCCAAATCCTTCGTATCCGTGAAGGCATCGGCAATGGCTGTTCCCATGCCGACAAGAGCACTCTGTCCCCAGGAGAGCCCGAACAGCTTGCCAACCAATGCTCCGCCGAAGGCAGTGACCCAGGAATTATCTTCGCCGAAAGACTTATTCCAGTCTTCCTGCTTCATCCCGGTAAGCGCCATGCCTATAGTTTTTGAAATATCACCGGCGATATCGGTTGCCGTGTCAAGGCCGCCAATCAATCCGGCCATAATCTGACCACCGGCAGCCTTTAACTGTTCGTAGCCATTTTCGCCCTCTTTCAGGCCCTGACCATCATCTGCACCAAATCCCTTGGCGATAAGGCTTGCAATCGACAGCGCAATAGCGCCCTGATCGGAGGCACCGAACATCTTGGCAATGATTCCGGTGCCGAGCGCACCAAGCCACTTATTGCTCTGAGCGTCCTTGCCGAATTCGGTTTCCCATTCAGCCGATGTTTTGCCTGAGAGCAGCTTGGAAAGGCCGGAAACCATGACGCCGCCGATATCATTGATCATGCCAAAGGAATCAGTAAAGATGGTTTCAAAAAGCGATCCGATAGACTGCTGAACTTCCGGGTCACTGGTTATCGTGGTCAGTCCTTCAATGAGCGCGCCGGAAATATCGATCGCTGCACCCAGGCCAACAGAAAGGACTTCACCGACAGCATTAGTGACTTTGCTGAAAGAATCCTTATTTTCTCTGACCCATGTCGATATACCGGTCGCAAGACCTTCCGCTGTTCCTTTCAGCTTACCAACAATCAGATCAGTGATCCCTTTGGCTTTCCCTTCGGAAGAGCCATCACCTGACAGCAATTCCCAGATAGTCGGGAATGCTATAGGCACCTGTTCTTTGTCCGGGTTTGCCTTGTTCCAGTTGTAGTTGTCGTAATCATGTATCAGGCCGCCGACAGCCTCGACGGCCATGAGAAGCTGACCAATCGGCCCTGACTTGATGATCGCATACAAGGCCATGATTGCCGTTGTCGCACCCCTGATACCATTCGGCAGTCGGTTGAACAACTGGACAATCTGCTTTGCTCCATCCACAATCCCAAGCAGACCCTTGGTAAACCCGGTTATATAGCTCGTTACCGTCTTCGTAATCTGCTTTAGATTTGTTTGCAGCCATGTACGCCCTTTTCTGATCATCTCCGTAATCTGCAGAATAGGCTCGCGCAGATCATTCAGGAGATAATAATTGACCCACTGCAGCGCATACTGAATAGTGGATTTCAAGGAATAGAATTCACCGCGCAGCTTGGTGACGTTAGCCAGCACGCCATCCATATTCGGCAGCGCCATTTCCTTGTTTATCTTTACAATGTCTTTATAAATGGCATTGAGCGAGCCGTCTTTCTTGATCTGATCCGCGGTTTTGCCCATCGCTTTCAGGGCATTCTCCTGCGCGCGCGTGGCCTCGACCGTCTTCTTCTGCGTTTTGGCAAGGTTTCTCAGATTGTACTCGGCTTCCGTGGTGGACTTCACAAACTTATAGATGATGGTGCCAAGCGCAACCAAAGAACCGGACAGAGCCGCTGCCTGAACCTTGCTGGACTTCAGGAAGGCCTCCATCTTGTTCATGTTCTGAACATCAAGATTGACGCCCAGCTTAACAAGATATTCCTGCAAATTCGTTCCGCTTGGCATAACCATCACCCCTATTTACGTTTCGCCTCTTCTTGTGCGCGCCATTCATTTTCAGCGCGGACCGCAAGAAGCTCATTGATATCCAGCAGATCGTCTATCGTATAAGTGCCGTCCCATAGCTCATGCTGTTTCCAAAGGCCGGCATTCACCGGGGCAAAGCACATCTCATCTATGTTTACTGGTTCGGCCGGGATGTAAGACGTTTGGTTATGCTGCTCAAATCCAAGCCGTTTTCGCCGAAAAAACTCCCACAGTTGTACATGGCAGACTGCAGGGTGAGCACCAGGCAAAGGCCTGTATCATACTCAGCATCGGCAATACCGAAGTTTTCTCCTCTCATGACCTGCTGATCACCGGCCGGAAGCCGCTTGTCCACATGGTTCAGGCAGCACACCATGACCTCTTTCATGGTGTCCCGGTCGATATTGTCCAGCAGGGTCGGCAGCAGTTTCAGCGCACCTTCCAGCATTTCCGTCTCGCTCATCTCGCCATCCTTCGCCTTGGCGCGGCCTTTGCGCGCAGCCGGCTTTTCATCCAGGATGGAGAACACGGTCTTCGCCTCAGTGAGAAGCGGAATCAGCTTGGAGGTGACGAACTTGATCAGAAACGCGCCGTCGAACGGGTCCATTTTGCGGAGGATGTAAGTATCCTCACCAATCTTGATTTCCTTGGAAAGCTCCCTCATGATGTACCTCCTCTGAATACGGTGATTTGAGAAGGGGCTGTCCCATTACGAGACAGCCCCACGAAAGCAGCGAATTACCATCCTTCCGACTTCGGGCCGGATTCGACGATCTTCGCGCACAGGAAGGTATAGGACACCATGCCGCCATTCTGATCATACTGACGGTCAGGCTTCTTCTGCGGCGTCACGCCACTGGCATTCCAGATCATCCCGGACGCATGGTCCTGAATCGTGATGGTGGACAGCGCAAAGTTAGCGGGGACAGTCGTATCAAGATACGCGCACGCCTTGCGCAGCCACTTGTCAGCGGGAGAATTCTGCGGAACCTCCAGGCCGATGACACCATTGACGATATGCAACTTGGTGATCACGGTGTAGCCATTGGCCGTCGCCTGATGGGAAGACATATCACCGGACCAGGTGATGGACACGCGGCCGCCGCCGTTGGTCTCGTCAGAGATGGTCATCTGACCGATGTTCGGGTGGCTGTAGACCGTTACAGTTTCCGGAAGGGAATACACACTATATGCCATTTATCTCACCTCCCCATCAGCGCTGAGCGTAGAGATCAATCTCCACGCACTCGACAGAACCGCCGAGGATGATCGCAATCGTGATAGGCATCGCCTTATGCGCGGCACGATCCTCGATGGTCTGATTGTCATAGGAATCGACATAGAAGGCAAAGCCGCCCTCCAGCACATCGCCGTGCTCGATCGAACCGAACGTCCGTCCTGTCCAGATACCGGTCGCAATGATCTGACGGGCGGAATAACCATTCAGCACGCCAGCCAGCGCATTGATGAACAGCGTAGACGTCTGATTGGTCTGCGGCAGACGGGTCGCCTGATCCGTGATCAGATTAAAGCAAGCGGCCTGCATATCAGCCGCCATCGCGTCCAGATAGATCGAATCATCGATCCGCAGACCGGAAGGCGTCTGGCCATTCTCAAACAGGCCACGGCTGTTGTAGCGGGAAATGTAGACATTGCCGCCCACATTCTTGATCGCGTCAGCTTCGGTCTGCGTGAGCTCAGACACCGTAAGCCCACCCAGAGTCGAATAGCAAGCCTGCACGGCGCCATTGGGATGAGCGTGCAGCTTGCCCATGAGCGCACCCATCGCGGCAGCGGGAGCATTCGCGTCGGTGTGATACAGGCCGCAGCAACGGCGGGAACCGGTCGCCTGCATGGTGGCAAAGGTGCCATTGTCCGCGGCAGCAGCGGCGGCAGCACCGGTCACACCATACCACAGGTGCATGTGGCCCAGAGCATCCATCCGGGCGACAAGCTCCTGAATCTGCGCAGG